AGCCGGCCAGCAAGAGATCTATTATTAGGCGCCCCCGGAAGGGCCCTGCTTGACAAAGCTCGCATCTATGATATTAATTATAGTATATGAGTCAAGCGATCCTGAAAGAAATATCCATATCACATATAGATATAAACCTTTTGAACCCGGCGCCTTATAACCCGCGCCAAGCCAAAGCATCCCTTTGTAATTTATCCCATTTAACAATAATATCATTGACAAGAATAGCGTTTAATGGTATAATTAATGTATGCGACAAATCAATTTCATTTGCAAACAATGCGGTAAGGAATTCATTAGCAAGAAAGCATGCAAGAATAGAGCGCCTCGTTTTTGTTCTCGCGAATGCTGTGGAAAGGCAAAGGCGCATTTTAAAAACTGTTTATATTGCGGTAAGCAATTCCATAATTACCAAAATAAATATTTCTGTTCGATGGCTTGTTCGGGAAAGTTTAAACAGGGAAAAGAACTTTCAGGAACTCACAGGAAAGCATTATCTATGGCCCGCAAAGGCAAGTTCCAATTTGAGAAACATGCTCGATGGAAAGGTGACGATGTGGGATACGGCGCCTTACATGAATGGGTTTATAAAGTTTTGGGTTCTCCAATGGTTTGTGAACATTGCGGAAAGAGCAAATCTACAAATAAACAAATTCATTGGGCTAATAAAAGCGGAGAATATAAGCGCATTAAAAGCGACTGGATTCGCCTATGCGTTAAATGTCATAAAGAATACGATATCAAAAGATTGGAAAGCAGGAAGACAAAAATTAAATAGATTCACGTTGATGTATTGTCAGTCAATTATAAAGAGCAACCTTGCTTATGCAGGATTGCTCTTTTTTTATCACACCGGAAAGAAAGCACAATGTATAAATTAAAACGCTGGCCAAGATTAAAAGCAATAGCAAAGAGCCTGACAAGCGGATCCGGGATCGGAGCAGCCTGTAAGGCCGCAGGGATAGGCCGCAACACGCTCTTAAAGTGGCGTAAGGAAGATCCCAAGATAAATAAGCTCATAGAGAACCACCTGGAGAATCAGATCGGGACAGTAGAAGACGCGCTCCTTAAATCGGCCGTCGGATTTTCATACGACGAAGTAACCCAGGAAATAGTAAAGACAATGGAAGGAACGGAACAAAGGAAGCTGGTGAAAAAAGTTACCAAGCACGTAACTCCAAACGCAACGTCTGCAATGTTTTATTTAATGAACAGAGCCCCGAAGAGATGGGCAGATAAGCGCGCGCTCGTTAACAATATCGTAGCAACCGTAAACAATTCTGGCCGGGAGAAATTAAAAGATATCCCTACAGCATTATTGAAGAGGATGCTTGACTATGCAAACAACGGAAGCAAAGAAGGATCAGAGCCAGGACCTGACAACGGCAACGGATCTCATTAAGCAAGAGCTGGCAACCCGGGATGCAAATGCATTCGGGGAGTATGTGCTTAAGGATACCCGGGGCGTCAATTTTATAAACGCAGCGATCCATAAAGAGATGAACTGGCATATAGACGAATGCCGGAAGAAGAAACTCAACTGTGGGATCCTGGCCCCATGGAGACATGGCAAAACGGAGCAGGTCGTTATATCCAAAACCCTTCAATGGCTCGGAGAAGACGCGAATAACAGAATAAAAATAGTATGCAATTCAGATGACAACGCAGCCGCACGTGTCGATACCATATCCAAATATATAACTGAGAGCAAGGAATACCAGGACGTCTTTCCGAACGTAGTACCCGGAGACAAAACGCAATGGTCCCGCCACAAGCTGATAGTTAAGCGCGACAGCTTCTCAAAGGACGGATCCGTGGAAGCATGGGGAGTAAATACATCAGGAACAGGAACCGGCTGCGATTTTTTAATATGCGATGACCCTGTAGATTTACGCAACGCAATACTGAACCCGGCCATGAGGAAACAAGTAAAGCAATCATTGAGGAACGTATGGTTCTCGCGATTAACCCCGGACGGATTTAAATTATATATAGCAACGGTATGGCATAACGATGACGCGACAGCTGAGCTCCGAAAGAATAGCCAATGGTGCTTTTTAGTGATTAAAGTCTCGGCAGATTTCAGCTGCTTTGAATGCGAATCGCCGTTGAAAGGCAAATATAAAATCCCATTATGGGAAGAACAATGGCCAAGGAACCGGCTTGTAAAGCAATTTAAGGACCTCGGACCGCGGGCATTCAACCGAGGATACCGCCAGGAAGCCCTGAGCGACGAAGACAGAACCTTCCCAAGCTACCAAAAAGTATTTAAAACAGGTGTCCGCTGGCAGGATATCGTGCGCCCGGACTGGCCGCGCGTAGGCGGCATGGATCCATTCGGGCAATGGGTCGTTATATTTACCCTGGCAGTAGGACCGCATGGCATGAGATACCCGATAGAAGTAAAGCGAGGCAAGTGGGGACCGACCAGATCAATCAACGAACTCATAAATGCATACAGGCAGCACAGGCATCAGATTATTTGCGTAGAGAATAACGCGGCCCAGGAGGCGATCGTCCAGTGGGCCTTGGAAAAAGGAGAACGCTCAATGCCCATAGTGCCATTCACCACAGGCAAGCAGAAGGCCGACCCGGCCATGGGACTTCCTGGAATGGAAGTAGAATTTTGCAACGATTCCTGGGTATGCGCCATGGGCAGCGAGCACGCACCGGACTGTGAATGCGGATTTTGCGTCTGGTATAAAGAACTTCAGAACCACCCAATAGACACAGCCTCAGATACAGTAATGGCGTCATGGTTTGCGCGCGAGGCCGCGCGAGGATTATCTATTCCACAAAAAACAGAAGAGCAATCCGAGGAAATTATATCAATGGAAGATATGGGATTAAAAAGAGTCACCATCGGAAATTTAGACTAAAGGAGACGCCATGTTCGGATTTAAAATAATCAAGGACAAATCGCTGCAGGTCCTCACTGAAGCAGTTACAATTTATCAAAGAACACTGGAAGACGTCGGCTGGATGAATCTGAGTATGGACGAAACTATCCAGGACGTTATGATCGGCGTCGGTTTTAAAAAGATGATCCGCCGGTGCAAGATGTATTTTTATAGGAACCCGCTTGCCGGCTTATGGGTAAACCTGACAACAGACTTTGTGTTCGGAGAAGGCGTCTCGGAACCGAAGGCTGCAGATGAAAACGTCCAGGAAATCATATCCAAATTCTGGAATGACCCAGATAACAAAGTGAGCCTTACCTCATACCAGGCGCAGACACTTCTATCCAACAAGATACAATATGAAGGAAACTTATTTTTTGTTTTATTTACAGACACGGTCGGAGACGTGCGCGTTCGAATAATGAATACAGAAGAGGTCGATGATATTATAAGAGATAGCGAAGATCGCATGCGGCCGATGTGGTATAAATTAAACATGGCAGATCGTAAGTATAATTTTGGAAGCGATAACTACGAGCTATCGATGACCAAGATAAAATACTGCCCGGACTGGAATAACCTGAAGCCAGAAGAATCCGGCGTCCCAGGCGAGAAGATAATGGAAGACGCAGCCATATTCCACGTGAAAGTCAACTGTGATATCAACGACAAATTCGGGATCCCTGACCTATTCAGGGGCATAGACTGGATAAAGGCCAATAAGGAGGCGTCAGAGGACCTGGCAACGCTTGTCCGCAGCCTTTCGACCCTGGCATGGAAGAAGAAGATCAAGGGCGGACAGACAGCCGTAAACAGCCTAAAGACAGCCCTTCACGCCAAAACAGACCTAACTAACATCGGCCCGGGCGCAGGATCCACACAGATCGAGAACCAGGCCATAGATACAACGCCGGTAGATATTAAAACAGGCGGCACGGCAATAAACGAAACGAGCATCAGGCAATCGAAGCTCATGGTATGCGCAGCATCAAGGATTTTTGAGCATTACTACGGGGATCCGTCCACCGGAAACCTGGCCACAGCAACAACCATGGAACTCCCTATGGTAAAAAAATTCAAAGGATATCAGAAGCTATGGACAGACGTATATGATGCAATTTTATTATACCAGATAATAAAAAAGGTAGAGATCGGCGTCCTTAAGGGCGGAACAATAGTGTACGATGAGAAGAACCGCAGAAACATTTTGACCACAGACTTTGATAGAAAAATAGATATCGACTTCCCGGATATCCTATCGAAGGATCCAAAGATCGTGGCAGAGGCTCTGCAAATCGGGAAAAACAATAATCTTATATCAGACGAAACGGCAGCCAGGATATTCCTTCTCACAATGAATCAAAACAACATCGAAGGCGAGATAGATAAGATAGACTTCACAAAAGAAGTAGTCGTTCCTGGGGCCTCGGGTGAACCCGGATCCCCGGGACCAAAAAAGATCAAGAAGGTAGAAGATAAAGATATCAAAGAATCCGTGGAGCTCCCTGACAGGAAGAAGGCCGTGCGCTTTGCTAAAAAAACAAACTATGTATTGCAGCGAATGAACGGATACAAAAAGGTTCTCCTGGGACACTATAAAACACTACAGAAAGATATACAAAAATCAGCAGATGCTAAAGGCGAACCAGGGAAGGTAGTCGGAAACATAGGAGGTCTGTCAACGCATATAAATAAATTTACTCAGCGCATGAATGCCGCAGCAATAGAATATTATCCGATCGCAATAGATATCGGCTCGAAGTATATGCAGGCGCACCTGGAAGACACGAAGATCCGCGAATCGATATTTGAGGCCAGCAACCGTGCAGAGTCGCTCTTGATAGACAGGCTGGCATGGAACAAAGGATATGTAGAAGAATCTCTGGCCCCGGATATAGAGCGCACAATGATTGGACGAATGAGGACTCCCTATAATACCCCGGACGATTTTTATAAAGCCGTAAACAGCTCGATAGGATCATTCGAAAACCGGGTCGGACAATACGCCGGGGCTTTTTGGTCCATAGAAGAAGAGGCAGTAAAGGACGCAGGCAAAGGAACGGGCGCACAGGCGAACTTTGTAGGGGCTGACGATCAGAGCACGTGCGAAGGGTGCAATCAGGCAATGGTAGGGAATCCATGGCCAATAGATACGATACCACAACCAGGATCGCACGAATGTCTCAACAATTGCAGACACGCAATTCAGGTTATATAAAAGGAGGAGTAAGATGAAAAACGTTTTGAAGGTCGGGAGCGAGAAGGATTGGAAGCTGATAGAAGCGGCGATCGTGGGAAGTTTTGATGAGATAAGGGAAAAGGTCAGGTCAACGATAAAAGCTTCGGGATGGTTTCCTGAAAAAAACCCGCAGGACCAATATATCGATACGCCGTACATCAGGACAATGTTTCCAGACAAAGCAATCATAAGTTACAACGGATATTTATATCAAATATCTTATTCGATAATGGATAAGGCGGTTATTTTAGGCCAGCCCATAGAAGTGGAAGAGGCTTTCATTATTAAGGAAGGCCGGGGCGATGGCAAAGGCCAGGGAGGCCCAAAGCAAGGAGACGGAGGAGCAGATAAATGTGTATGCCCGAAGTGCGGAGCGACAACCCTGCATGAAAAAGGAGTACCTTGTAGCGATAAAAAATGTCCTAAATGCGGAGCATCTATGGGCGGTAAGAATATAAAAGAAACAGACATAAAGGAAGCAAGCATAGTAACGATCAGGGAAGCCCGAGACGAGGACCTGACTGTGTCCAGTTATATCAGCCTGAAAGAGGCCAAGTGGAACGATGAGCTGAGCGAAGTAGAAGTGACGCTGATCGAAGCCGGGACAAACCAGGAGAAGAGAAGACACTATCCTACGAAGACAATCCAGGAAGCAGCGCCATTGTTTGCTGGCTTTAAAATGTATATAAACCACCCTACCAAGAAAGAGGAACAGGAACGACCGGAGAGAAACCTGAAAGATTGGGCCTCAACGATCGTAGAATCAAGATTTGATAACGGAAAAGCAGTCGGAAAAGTAGCAATACACGACGCATGGCTTCGCGAAAGGCTCAAGGATCCCATAGCACGGGAGCATATTGGCCTTTCTATTAATACAGGAGGCAAAATATCCATTGGCAAAATCAATGGACAGGACATGCAGATAGTCGAGAAAATAGTCTTTGCGCGGAAAAACGGCCCAGTAAGTGTTGACTGGGTGACAGAGCCCGGAGCAAGAGGACGAGTAAATCGACTTCTGGAATCAAGAACAGGAGGCAGCAAAATGGAACTCGAACAGGCCACAATAAAAGACTTGAAGGAAAGCCGTACAGACCTGGTAGAAGCGATCCGCAAGGAAAACGAAGCCGGGAATACTGCAAAGGTAACAAAGCTCGAGGCAGACCTGAAGGAAGCAAATGCCAAGATAGAAATATCCAGCAAGAAGGAAAAGACAGCAGCACAGTCTACACTTGTTGAGGCATCCCTGAAGGAAGCAAAGATACCTGATGCAGCAAAGGATAAAGTACGGACGCATTTTGCAACAAACCTCGTAGAAGGATCCGAGGCAGATCTAAAAGAATCAATCGGCAAAGTAATAAAATCCGAGCTCGAGTATGCAAACAAGCTCACGACAAAAGGGACAATCAAAACAGGCGAAGGCGCAAGCCCAGACCTGAAAGAATCCCTGGGTGCAGAGCTTGACAATAGGGCCGGCGTAGCAGAGAAGAAAGAAGAGAAGAAGTAAATCCCGCCTACGTAAAGTCGTAGGAACGGTTAAATTGTAGCACAAACGGAGGATTTAAAATCATGGCGAATAATTATAAATACAGCGGTAGGAGAGTAACCCTGGCGCCGGTAGCAGCGGTAGCGGCAGGAGTGCTTTGCAGAGTAACAGGATTCGTCGGCATACCCTTGAACAACAGGGTGCCTGGAGAATCTGTGGCTTTTGCATTGGAAGGCGTATGGGGCATGACAGTCGCGGTACAGGGCGTGGTGCCTGCAATCGGAACAATTTTGTATTGGGATGTAACCGGATCTGCTTTGTCAATAGGAGCAGGCGCGGAGGATTACCCGGCAGTAAAAGTGGTTACAACCCCGGACGGGACCACAGGCGCTTTTAACGGTTTACTATTACCACAAGGCGCACCTTTCACGGACGAGCAGTAGTAAGCAGTAGTAAACAGACGTAAAAGATAGTAAAGCAGGCGTGCTAATACGCAAACACGAAAGAGAGGAAGACAATGAGAAAGAACCTTTTGAGTATGTACCATGACTTAAAAGAATCCGGGAGCGCGAGTGACTTCCCTTATTTACTGGGAAACACGATGCACAAATCGCTCTTAAAAGGTTTTAATGGATTCCCTTCGCCATGGAAACAGTATGTAAACGTAGCAAACCTATCAGATTTTAAGAAGCATGACAGGGTGATTCTATCCGGCGCGCCTGATCTTATAGAAGTAGAGGCCGACGGAAAGTACGAAGATTCAAAGATCACAGATTATAGGTATCAGATCCAGGCGAAGACGTTCGGTCGCACCTTCACAGTAGGACGTCCGGCGATAATCAATGATGACCTGGGTGGAATACTGC